CGTTGCCTTTGGTCCATTTACTTTTGCATGTATAACATCATGTAGTTTTTCTTTTGGTGATGTACCTACCGGTGGCTGCACAACTTTCTGTGTTTGATACAATGCATCCATAATAACTTGTTCTTCATCATTCTTTATTAATGGTGGTAAGAATCCTGCAGCTTTTGATATTGAATTACGTCTTTTACGTTGATCGTTTAAGTGTTCTACATTTTTACAATGGACTGTCGCTGTGCCAATACCATCTGGTTTTGTTACATCAAATTCATACTCTGGTTCTGGATCAAGATCTATCTTTTTTAAATTTGTTAATACAGGATAAGACCCTTTAGATCCTGATAAGACTCCAAACTTTTTCTTAACACATATACCTTTTTTACAATGCTCACTTAACGGACTCTGTGTACAAGTATAACCTTTTGAACTTCTGTTCCAGGATTTTACTTTTGCGTTTAAAACTTTGTCATCCCATGCATTTGCATGTTGTCCTGAAAAATATTTTACTGGTGCATTTTTTACTTTCTGTTGCCAGTTGTCTGGATACTTCATCTTAACCATGACATGATAGTTATACATAAATCTATCTTTGCCATCAAAATGTTCGTTCTTAGATAATTTAGATATTGCTGCTAGACATGGTGGACCATCTATAAACTCTTCATCTACCCCTTCCATACTTTTGTGTTCAATCTCTTCTGTAATTCCTTTCAATCTTTCTTTAGTAACCAGGTT